CTAGATGACGACTTGCGAAACTGGCTGTCAATGTACGGCTGCCAACTCAACTCTCACTTCACTGGTAAAAATAAGTGGGATACTAACTTTGGTGTGGCTTCTATGGCAGGTTTGTTCGGCTCTCTTAGAGATGGAAGATTCCAGGATAATAATTTAATAGAACTACCTAGCAACGAGGGCTCAGAAGGTCTTAAGGCGCTAGTACAACAACTGATAACTTGGAAGCCCGATACCAGAAACGCAACTGACTGCGTGATGGCTTTGTGGTTTGCAGTCATTCGCATTAGAGAAATGATGCAAAGCGGAACTCAGCAACAACGCTGGGTGCAAAACCGTTGGGCAACCAGAGCACAATCTCAACGCAGGATGTCAATCAATCTTGATGAAGCCATTGCAGAACAATGGCAACAGACATACGGATAGGAAACTATGGCACTTTCAATCGAACAGGTAGCGGCTCGCGTCGAATCGTTGCGCTACCGCGCTGTGGACAGGGATGCCCGCAACCTTGACGTACTTGCTGTCCGCAAAGGTCAGATTGCATCTGTCTATCCTGATTTCTTTCCAGATGGGGTAGATGCCAATGTCGTTGCAAATTTTGTGGATATTGTTGCGCGAGACCTATCAGAGGTTATGGCACCACTACCAGCGGTCAACTGCTCAGCAGCGAATCAAGTTTCTGACCGCGCTCGTAAGTTTGCTGATACACGTACTCGCATTGCCTCTAACTATCTTTCTCACTCAGATTTATCTGTACAGATGTACCAAGGAGCGGACTGGTACTTAACATATGGATTCCTCCCGTTCGTAATTGAACTGGATGAAGAAGCAAAACTGCCACGCATACGCCTAGAAAACCCAATAGGTGCTTACCCTGAGTTTGACCGCTACGGACGTTGCACGGCATTTGCAAAACGCTACTCGATGACACTTGGCGAACTTGTTGCTATGTTCCCTGAACTAGAGATTGAACTTCTTGGACCACTACGGTACGAGCAAGATTTGACTCAACAGGTTGAGATGGTTCGCTATTATGACGAAGACCAATCAATAATCTATCTACCAGATAAAAATAATTTAGTTCTTTCAAAGGCAAAGAATCCGCTGGGCAAGATGATGATTGTTGTCGCACGTAAGCCATCTGTTGATGGCGAAATGCGTGGTCAGTTCGATGACATCATTGGTATTCAGTTGCTACGCAACCGCTTTGCTTTGCTTGCAATGGAGGCAGCAGAAAAATCTGTACAGGCTCCAATCGTTCTTCCTTCCGATGTGCAAGAACTACAACTTGGTGGAGATGCGGTTATCCGTACAAACTCTCCAGCGGGCGTTCGTCGTGTTGAACTAACAATCCCTGCTGGCGCATTCACCGAGCAGACTCTACTGAATCAAGAAATGCGAGTAGGTGCTCGTTACCCTGAAGGACGTACAGGTAACATTGATGCCTCTATCGTCACAGGACAAGGCGTACAGGCTCTTATGGGTGCCTTCGATACCCAAGTCAAGAGCGCTCAAGCAATCTTTGCTAGCGCACTTCGTGACGTAATTCAGATTTGCTTTATGGTAGATGAACTAATTTTCCCTAAAGAGAAAACAATTCGTGGTGTGGACGCAGGTTCACCTTACGAAATTACCTATAACCCTCGCAAAGATATTAAGGGTGACTACTCAGCAGATGTTCGTTATGGAATGCTTGCAGGTCTTAACCCAGCACAAGGTCTTATCTTTATGCTACAGGCTTTAGGTGGAGGACTTATCTCCAAAGATTTAGCAATGCGTGAACTTCCATTCACAGTAAACGTAACTCAAGAACTTGAAAAGATTGAAATCGAGAATATGCGTACCGCTCTTCTTGGTTCACTAACACAGTACACACAAGCAATTCCAGCAATGGCAACTGAAGGACAAGATGCCTCTGAAGTTGTACGTAAGGTTGCTGCAGTTATCAAGGCTCGCCAAAAGGGACAGGCGCTTGAGGATGCGATTGAGGAAGTCTTCGCTCCTGCAGAACAGGTTCCTCCTGCTGGTGCCCCAATGGTTGAGCAACCGTCCCCTGCTCCCGAAGCACTGGCAGGAGGCGCTCTTACCTCACCTGGAGAACAGCAAGGTGGAGCACCAGACATTATGAGTTTGCTTTCAGGTCTATCTGGAGGCGGAGAACCAACAGCAAGCGTAAGAACTATTCGACGACGATAATTTAGGAGGGGACAATGACAACGATTATCGGTATTGAATATGATTCTAAAAGCATATTGGTTGCTGATAGTAGAGTCATTGACGATTCAGGTCGAGTATACGCTCACAAGGTAATGAAGAAGATTGCTAAACGTGGTCCAGTATTAGTCGCAGGAGCAGGAGAAGTAGTTCCTTGTGACATAGCCCAGAACATTTGGAACCCACCACAGTTTACTCAGAAGGATAAAAAAGACCCATATCGCTATATGATTGTTAAGGCGATGCCTTCGCTTCGCAAATGCTTAACTGACAACGGTTATTCATTTGATGATGACAAGAAAGATGGAATGAGATTCCAGTTCTTAATGGCAGTGGGCGGAGAACTCTTTGATATTGACGAAGACCTGTCAGTTATGAAGAGCGAAGATAATATTTACGCGATTGGTTCTGGAGGACCTTTCGCATTAGGCGCACTACACGCAGGAGCCGAGCCATTAGTGGCTATGGAAATCGCGTCCAAAGTTAGTGCTTACTCTTCACCACCGTTCTATACAGAAGAACAATACAAATGAGCAAGTTCAATGATGCCGTAGAAAAGGCACTAAGAATACTTGCTGAAGAACTAGAAGATTCAGAGAGCCAAATCTGCACAGGATGGGTTCTCGTTAGCGAGTGGTCTGACTATGAAGGCACTCGATACTTAATGACAGATGTAAGCGACAATATGAATCCTTGGCTTGCCAAGGGAATGCTATTGAGCGCTGAAGAATACTCATACACACCAGAGGAGAAATAATGGCTAGAGGCGGAATGCGACCAACTGCACCGCAGAATAATCCTGCCAACGTATCAGCCACTGGTGGCAATGGTCAATCAGGTCGCCAAGCAGCACAGTATTACGCTGGTGGCACCTATGGTCAAGGAAAAGAAATGATGGAACAACAGCAAGGTGCAGCAATGGCAAAGGCTCCAAGTCCGACGGCAGCCGCGCCAGCACCAGCGTCGTTACGCAACCTTCCACCAGTTACCCCATTGACGGCTCCAACAGAATTTCGTGATGAGCCGATTACTACGGGACTACCTGTGGGACCAGGAGCGGGACCAGAATCGCTAATGCTTCCACGCAACGAAGATGCTGACTCAGATGTAACACGTCTACGCAGTTATCTTCCTGCACTAGAAGCGGCTGCTTTACGCCCCGACTCCTCACAAGCATTTAGAAACTATGTGAGAGTGTTGAGGGCTAACTTACTGTGAGCGATAGAGAGATAGCGCAAAAAGTATACGAAGAGAAGCGTCGTTCTAAGTCTTCTACATTTGATACTATCGGAGCATTTAATAAATATTACAATAATCAGCCTACGCCTAAGTCTCTTGCCATCCCTCTAGATGTAGCAAGAAGCATTCCAGAAAATCAGCGTGGCGACTTCTTGCAGTCTGTTGACCCAACGGGTCGTAAGTTCAATCCTAATGCAACTTACTACAATGCTACATTGAAGCAGACATTGCCTGTAGATTCAGAAGAAAAGTCTTTCTGGCAAAAAGTATCTGCTGGTATGGAGCGTACCTGGAACGTAGTTTCTCAAGGTATTTCTTTTGGTCTTCTATTAGGTGAAGATAAGAACCCTTTATACAAGGGCGAGTGGGATACATCCAGAATCCGTGAATCTTGGAAGGCTGCAGGAGAAATCTCTCCTGGTCAAGCAGGCGCTCGTATTCTTCCTACCACTCAGTTACTGCAGTTTGTAGAAGGTCTGCCAATCAACATCCAGGACTTTGGCAAGGGTCCAGACTTTGATGACAAAGGTTTCATTGCTAGCCACCTATTAGGCTTTAGTAGCGACCTAGATGTTTATGAAAAGACTCAACGCGAAGAGGCTTTCAAGAGACAAAAGATTGGCGTAGCAACATCTCTTACTATGGATGTTATGGCTCGTTGGTTTGCTGACCCATTTGTTATTGCAGGTAAAGGTGTAGCGGCTGCCAAGGCTGCTCGTTACTCTGTCAAGAGCCTAGATGAATTTAAGACTATTATTGCTGGAGAAGATACTTCTCGCAAGGCTCGTAGAGTCAAGAAGAAGTTCCAAG